ACATCTTCTCCAAAGGCTTTAGATTTCCCTTGCCCAGGGGTACAAAATGCAAAAAAAGTTTAAAAATATTATTTGCCAATTCATCTCCGCCGCAAGCGGACGGGGTTTTCTTGGCAGTTTCTATAACTACTTAATACAAATTATCAATCGGCTCCGGCTGGTTTTACATTTTCTCCTCTCTCTTTCGCTGCTTTATAATCTCTCCAGTACTGTGAACTTGCATAGCCTTCATAACCCCAAGAACACATATCGGTTTTGTTGTTATAAACCAACTTAAAAGAGGTTTTGTTGGGAAATATTCTCTTCATCTTATTTCCACAATCACATTTAACCTCAAGGTTCTTATCTCTCTTCAAAATGAGCACTTCTACTACATTACCACATTTTTCACATGTATAATCCCACATTGGCATTTTTACCGTTACCTCCTTCTAAGGTTTTTGATGCTCATCGGGTACCGCCCGACGATTCTAGTTGAACCGCCTTTTCGGAACTCTGGTTTAGGGGGACCACCAATTGCCCCACGGTCGAAGCACTATGTCCAACCGTTTGCTTACAGAAAAAACGATTACTTCTGATTGTTCTAAAGGACATAATAATCTCCTGTTTGCAAAGTGTTACAGGTCTTATTTCTGAGGCAAAACCATTTTGGTAATGTGATCTCAAGTAGCCTGTTAACTTTAATTTAGAGCCTAACCCCGAAGACCCTTCGGGGATTGCGGCTCTAAGGCTGTTCATATTCTTTTGGAGACAGTGAGGAGACTCGAACTCCTAATTTACTGGGTTGCAACCAGTCGCCTTATCCATTTTGGCTACACTGTCTTTAATGGAGGCCCTACTCGGAGTCGAACCGAGGTCAAGGGGTTACAAATCCCACGTTCTACCATTGAACTACAGGGCCTTTTATACGTCAGCTCCTTTCACTACTATTTTACTTATTTGTCTATTAATATATTTACAATATTGCTTTTCCCATTCCAAACCATCTTTTTCCATTGAGTTTTTAATGTCATTTACTACTTCCCTCAATACATCTCCTATTTGATCCTTCTTATATCCAGGAAACTTACTCATAGCAGAATGTGCTCTGTTTTCATTTACATATGGTTCCACTGGAGAATAATCAAAGTCATCTTGTTTTTTTGGTCTCTTTCTTTCTCTTTGTTTTTCCTCAAACTTCGGATGCTTTACCTTAATTATAAATCTACTATAAGTAGTAAGTTTTGGTCTTGATAGACATTTTATAACAAATCCTTCTACTATATTTCCTTCAATAGGATTTATTTGAGTTAAAGTATCCGATTCTATTAGACCGTAACAGTACTTCAATACTTCATCCAACGTACATGTAATATATGTTATTACAGGTGCTAGTTGAAAGGGTCTGTAATATCCGCTAATTTCTATATTTTCAATAATAGGTTGTTTGAAGTTACCATCTTTATCTTTAGCATCGAATACATAGAATGCTCTTTCACCATAATCAACACCTTTTTGAATCTTCTTTCCTGCTATTTCTCCGTAAACAAAATCAATGTCTGGATTTTTTCTAAAATATTCTTCCCAGTTATATTGTTTCATTACATTTTGATAATCAGATGGAAGTTGGTTTCCATTTCTAGTGAAAAAAGCAGGTCCTTCTTCATACTTATTTGATATACATACATTAGAACCATGAATTTTCTCAGTGATTTGCCAAAATTCTTGATTCTGAGAAGGATTAAAATCCTCTACATATTTATCTATTGTTTTGTAAACAAAATCAGGATTTTCGATTTCTGAGAATCTAACAAATTTTTTTTCACTTTCTTCTTTCATTTACTTCTCCTTTTGGTGGGTGAGGGAGGAATCGAACCTCCAAGGTCTCAATGACTACGGGGTTACAGCCCGCTAAGCCCACCACACTGCTCAACTCACCCATTAATCACAATATCCATCATCTTCATCAATGACACCGTTTTCATGCTTACTGTTCTTAGTATATATGAAAACCTCTTTAATGTTAACCGTAATTCTAGAAATTCTATCATTGTAAAATTTCTTAAAGGTTTCAACTTCTTCTCTTACATTACATTTTTCTTGCTCTTTATTCCTACTTAAACACATAAATATATTTTCATTACCGTTTTTATCTTTCTCCCACAATTTAATTTTAGTGTTTATAATAGTCATTAACAATCTCCTTTTTGAGGTGGCGGAAGGGACAGGAATCGAACCTGTACGGCTTTTACACCGGTTGATTAGCAATCAACTGCCATACCTGTTAGGCGACCCTTCCGTATATTTTCAAGAATTTACTTCTTACATTTGATGGTAACTTTTTTGAAAAAGACTTGTCCAATTCGTTTGTTTTTATTAGTTCTTCTATATCTGTCTTGTCTTTACCTCTATTATTTTATCTCCTAGTTGATATGGTCGGGCACCCGAGAGTCGAACTCGGCGCTTCGTGATCCCAAATCACGCGTCTCACCCCGAGACTTGTGCCCGGTAATTTTGGCTCCGGCAACAGGGGTCGAACCTGTACTTGCTGGTTAACAGCCAGCCGTGCTGCCATTGACACTATGCCGGAATATTTGGTGACCCCGGGGAGAATTGAACTCCCGTATTCAGGTTGAAAGCCTGACATTCTAACCATTGAACTACGGGGTCATTATTTGGTAGGCCGCCAGGGAATCGAACCCTGATTTGCTGGTTAAAAGCCAGCTACTCTACCATTGAGTTAGCAGCCTGTACTCTTTCGATTGCTTCAGGTAACTTCTTTTTCTTGTCTACAGGTTTTAGATTGTTTGAAATAAATCTACCATCTCTTCCCACTAAAATATCTAAATTCATTTTTACTTCAAATTTGAGTTTACAAGCGATATCATTTGTATGGGAAATAATATCACCTTTAATAAATTCAATATCATCACTCAGTTCTATGTTATGTTTTGCTTTGAGAGCCCATTCTATCTTACTCCAGTCGATATTTTCCATTACCAAGTCAACAAAGTTTTCTTTTATTGTTTCCATTCTTTGTGTATCAACTAGTTTTACTGACATATTATTTCCTTTCTATTTGGTGGAAGTGGCGGGAGTCGAACCCGCGTCCAACAATGTTCACTATCAATCTCTACATGCTTAGTTACTTATTATTACTTCTTCAAATTCACAAGCAACCGGTCTTTGAGAAGTTTCCCTTTGCCAATTTGATTTCGATGGTGATTCATGGTACAGGGAAAGTTGCCAGAATCAAAATCTATCCCAACTGTATGATGCCCAATTCTAAAACGTCAGGATGGTTTTAGGTGGACAAAGGCTGTCTAAGCAGCCTTGGCGTAAGCGTAATCATCTGCGATTACTTTAATGATCGAATTTTTACATGGCCTTCGATCAACCATGGCATGCAACTCATAGATTTCCATTCCTGTCGATACCATTTCACTCCCTTCTAGTCTTTTGGTTCAGCCCATGCATCTATCTGTAGTACTGCCATTTCCCATGCATAATTTGCTACTTCCTTTTCTGCTTTTTCATTACTCATACTTTTAAGTTTTTCTTCTGTTAAACCTAATAAATCTTTAATATCTACTTCTTACTCTGTATCTGTACCAACGAAACCCATTGACCAATGAGCTATCCAATATCTTTCTGTCATTATTTATTCCTTTCTAATTTGTTGGTAGCACCGAAGAGAATCGAACTCTTGTCTATCGGTTATCAGCCGATTGCTCTACCTTTGAGCTACGGTGCTTCTTTATCAGTTTTTCTTTGAGATTACGGATTATATTATCAAATCTTTTATCATTTGTAAACAATTTAATTTTACCTCTTCCATAATCTCTCATCATTTTATATTCAATCTTTTCCGTATTTTCTATATTTCCTACTCTCATCATTATGTCCTTTCTGGTAGGCAAGGAGGGAGTCGAACCCTCAAAAAATGATTTTTGAAACCATCATGTATGCCAATTCCATCACTTGCCTATATTTGGCAGGCCGGCAAGGAATCGAACCCTGTCCTACGGGTTTGGAGCCCGTTTGGCCACCATGGCCTCCGACCCTTATAAAGTACTAACTAAAAAAGGGCTCCTGATTTTCTCAGGAGCCCTTTAGTAAGAAGAAAAGTTTATTAAGGCTCCTGAGTCATGATTCACTATTATATCCAATAAGCAAACACCAGGATGTATCAGGTTTAAAAACTGACGTATGTAAATTCGATCTTTGCATACTGGATTCTCCCATAATTTTTACCTCTTTACTCGTTCACTCCTATTTATATTATATAGCGAAATGTTTGTAAACTTTTTTATAAAAGTTTTTGTTTAATACAAATATCTTTAATCTCGCTATACATTCCTTCTCCTTGCATGAGGTACTTATCAAATTCTTCATCAATATACCTCAGACATTCTATACTAAGTTCCTGAAGTTCCCTGTCTTCCTCTTCTTTTATAAGTTCTACATGAAACCTTATAGCAGTTCTAAGCTCTTCTAGATGGAGGAGATACTCAATAGAACTAGGATCATTTAAATCCAATACTAACTCCTCATTCTCCTCTTCTTGTTTTGCTAGTTCTTTTTCTTCTTCAGTCACTTTCGACCTCCTCTACTATATCTAATAGGTCTTTAGAAAGATCACTAAGTTTGCTCCTAGCAATATATCCTTTGCTATCAGTGTACTTTTTGAATAGTTTCTTTAACAAGTTTATTGTTACCTTTGAGAGGTGTGGATGCTTCGTGGAAACCTCTCGTGGTATTTTTGTCAATTTTGTATCAGTAATGAAGTCGGTTCTGTCATTTATACGTATATATTGCTGTTTTGCTCCTTTCTTTTTGCTAGCAGGACTCTTTATGTGCTTAGTAATATGTCCGTTGAAAACCAACTTCTTGAATCCTCTCTCTGGGTCCTCGGACATAACAGAGAATATAAGAAAGTTTTTATCGTTAAACTCTATATATGGTACGTTTTTAGGTGAGACCTTTAAATACATTTATTCTCTCCTTTCTTATTTATGTCCAAAACTCATCATGAGCTGACATTTTTGAACCATCTTCCTTATAGATAGGTTCCATTTTACCTGTTTCATGGTTATATGTCTGTCTAAAAGCTTCTTTTGCACCCTCTTTTATAGGGTCTTTGATACTTATTGCTTTCTGGTTTTCTAATAAGTCTTTTATCTCTTGTGGTACATTATCTATATGGGAACAGTACCTCCTATAAGAAAAACCCATACATGAGCAAGACCAAGAGCTATCAGAATAAGTCAATTCATATTCTTCTATATTCTTACCGCAACCTGCTTTGTTGCTTCCTTCTTTGTAAAAGTAAGTATACTCTCCTTTTTTAGGTATATTTACTTTTACGGAATTTTTATTTGATGAAATAACTTTCCAATCTTTTTCTGCTCTATCAGAATCGTATTTAGCAATTCTCTTTGAGATTTCCATCTTGATTCCATGACTGGGGAGATTTCTCTCCTCAGCCATGGTTATCAACTGGTCTTTCTTATATCTCATAAGAGATTTTACTTTTACCCTTACATAGTCTTCCATTATGCCGCTTTCTCGAAGCTATAGAAATCATCAGCTAGTCTATTTACAGTCTTGTAACGATTACTGAAAACATTGGAACCTTTACGGGCCTTTGTTTCATGGGTTGAGATATATGTAAGTACATTGAAAGCACCCCATTTGTTCTCATCCATCTTGTATTTGTTCATGATAGGATCATACTGTGCTACGATACCTTCTGCAATCTTTCTTGATATGTAACCAGATTGACCTCTATTATCATCTTTTATTTTTGATTCAATATAGCCTTTAAAATCATGCCTATTGAATGATTCCTTTGTCCAATCGGACCAAGTAAGAGCTGTTTGGTTGAACAACTCAAACTTCATCTGGAAAGAGTTGAGCAGCCTCTGAATATCATCATTGAAATGGGAATAAGATTCAGAGAAAAGCTTTTTCTTGCCCATCACCATACCGTTCTGGCAAATCCAACGGTATCCAAGTACATTAAAACCCCATGCTGTCCTGGCATCATAACCGTTGTGTATTTCAATCATAACACCAACATTGTCACCTCTACCATCAACATCATAAGATAATTCATCCTTATCGAAAACAATTCGTCTCTTCCATCTTTTACCTATTGAATCAAGGTGGTCTGTAACCTTCGCAACAGGATAGTTTTCCAATGCTCTATCAAAGAGATCAGAAACATCATTGTTACTAACCACTTTGTAACCTGGAGAAATGATACCAAGAACGGTACCTGTATCTTCCCTTACAAGTGCTTCCTTGTCAACAGGAATTCCACTTGAAGTTATAAGTGGTTGTCTTTCTATTCCAAAAAATGGATCAACTCTATTCATTTTCCTTCCTTTCCTTTAGATTTTTGATTTTTTTAGACTTAGTGTAACATAAAAAATTTTTCGTGTAAACTAAAAATCATAAACATCGTAAGTACCTGACATTTCAATATAATCACTGGAACTTCTCTTCAGTTTATCCATTCCACCACTTATTGTTATATCTCCACATTTACAAGATACTTTTACATCTCTGTACTTTGATTCTATAACATCTCCACACTTAGTACACTTTACTATATTCTTGAATTTTTTGCCTATTGGTTGTCTTTGTTTACTCTTGATAAGACCAAGTACCTCTTTGTGATCTTTATCAGGTATATTACATTTACAACATTTTTTACCTGTTATATAATGTTCTGGACAACTTATTTCCTTAGTTATTATACATTCTTTTAAACTCATCTTTCCTCCTTCAAATACTTTCATTCTAATACTAACTCCTTAAATCACATTTACCAAAAAATAGAGATAAATACAATTGGTTCCATTATGCCGTATATCACATAATGGAACCCCTTCTACCTATCTCCGTCCCCTTCCCTTAGAATACTTGATAGGGTTAATTTTCTTCTTTTTCTCTTTTTCCGTTTCGATGTTATCTGCGAGATTACAATTTCCGTTCTTCCATTTCTTATCGGGATAGAGATAGGCAGCACAGACACCATCCTTAATTCTAGTACATCCACCGTTTTCCTTACATTTATCAATTACTGGTTCATGAATGTTCTCTTCCATTTTGCACCTCCGATCTAAAAATTTATTGTATTTTTATTAGTTTTAACAGGACGCCCATCCGAAGAAAATATAAGCTTTTACGTTTCGCCTACCTTTTAATTCAGGATGTTTATCCTTGAGCTTTTTCAAGAAGGACCTCTTAATTTCAATACATCCAGCAGGTCCCCATTTGTCATCTATTCTTGGATCTTTATTTACTATCAAGTCCTGAGCAAATTTATAAGGGTTCTTTCTTGGAGGACATTCAATCATCCTAAAGGAAGTTTTTTCTGCTATTGTACCTGTGTAACCTTTATGACCATGTTCCCACTGAGACCTTTGTTTTTCGTTATAAAATGCATCATAGGCATCCTTATAAACACCTATCACAGTTTTGCCAAATTCAGTTGCTCCCATGATCTCTCCTCCTTACATCTAAAACATGCCATATTGGAATCCTTCTAGTCCTGTAAATCTCATAAACATATGCACTTTTTGAAGTAGTTTTTGCTAAGTCTTTCCACTGAGGACCACTTTTATAGTTTACTAGTACTTTCACACCACTTCTAGAATAATCGAAAGGTTTTACAAGACCCAACTTATTAAAGTGATCATTAGCCCTTTCCTGTCTAAGGTCAGATTTTCTCTTTTTTGTTTCTTTAATTCTCTCTTCGGCCTCTTTACCAACCATCACCTGATCTGTATCAGCCTTACCAACAACTGTGAAAGGTGGTTCACTGTGGGTCTTATACTTCATAATGCTACCATCAGTGAAGGAATACACTTTGTACTCTTTTGCTCCAGCGTACCTGCCTCTTTTGATAGGTCGAATTTCTATAACAACACCCCTCAGGCAGTGTCGCCTCCTTCTTTTATGATACCAGAAGCGAATTACAGAACCGACAACTACTCTATATACATGCTCTTCCTTTGTCTCGTTTGACCTCTTGTTAAAGATATTTTCGTTGAAAGTACCGTCTTCCTGAAGTCCCCATTTACGAGCCAAATGTAGAAGCATTTCCGGGCTGTTCTTGAACTTGTTAACCTCTGCCATCATTTCATTTGCATTAGGCATATTAGGATTAAGATCAGGGTGAACTGCTTTTGCCATCATTCTGTAATTCACTGTTCTCTCCTTTCATCTTATCCGTTCAAGTTCCTGCCTCAAAAAGAGGCAGGAAATTCAAAAGATAAGTTTTCTATCTTTTAGGAATGTAAGGTCCTGAACCGTTACCTGTCTTTTCATCTCTACAAATAGTACAAACAAAACCACCGTCGGCTTTCTTGTTATGGACCCTCATTTTCTTTCCATAACGTTTGTCCTGATAATCGTGATTGCATTTACATTTCTTAATCATTTTGAAACCTCCGTATCGAATGTTAAGTTAATATTACAACACCTGCAGTTTTGTGTAAACGAAAAAACATTTAGTGTATTTTCAACCTGTTAACTACTGTTTGTTTAGTGCCATGATAAAACCTTTAATTTTCAATTGGTTGGAATGAGTGACAAGATTTGTTTGTATAAGGATTCATACCTTGGCTACACTCTTCACCAGGACAATCTTCCATATCTTTCCTGACCTGACAATCCCAGTTACTATAAAAACAAATACAATTTATACACTGTTTTTCGTATCTTTTCATTCAAACCCTCCCTAACTATTAGAATTTATTGAAATATCTGCTAATGACAGGTACTTCAATAAAGCCTAATAAAGCCCGGTACCTTTCGGTACCGGACTTATCGGGTCTAGCCGTTACGCAGATACTCGAAATCTGCGGGGGTGAGTGCCTTGCTGCGGAGGATAAGGTTCATAACGAAGTTACGGGCTTTTTCGATGCTCTTGAAAACTCGGGGGTCACCGCCACGGGCCTTGAGAAATTCGCCTTTCTTCAATACGACATATGCCATGATAAAATCTCCTTTCGATTTGTTTTGTATGTTTAATAAAGTGTTTGTCTCAACTGGGACTAATAATAACAAAACCGCTTGTTGATGTAAATATGATAATTTAAAAAATGTTTCTAAATTAATTAAATGGTTTACGATTTACTCCCACCAGGGATCATCAGTGGGTTCATCAGACTCGTAATTTTCACAGGAATCCTCAGGGTTTGGATCATCCTCACATACACAGTCCCCGTCTGGAGCACAGGGAAGTTCATAGTTTTCATCCCATAATGTACATTTACCATTAAAATCAGAATAAATACAAGACATTATAAACACCTCTTTTAATTAATAATACGGAACAAACACTAAAGCATAACTGAAGTGTACACGCTATCATGATAAGGCTTTGTCTTTAGTGCTTATTTCGTTTTACTAACTTGTTGATTTAATTTGTTTTTGTTCAGGCGCCTGATATAGAGTTTGAGGTTAAGTATCTGATTTTCTTACTATCGCCTCCCGGGTGGCTTTTCAGAAAATCCCAAGGGTTACAAGACCTTGGAACGATACTGGGTTGATCTGTAACGGTTTGAGGTTAGTTTGAATTGTTAATTAGATACACACTATCGCCGAAACTGGAACAATGATAACAAGAAACAACGCCTTTGTAAATCGAAAATGTTTTGTAATAAAATCAGCCATTTGCAATCCCAAGTTTGTTGGGTCCTGTCTCATTTCCGATACCAATATAACATACTGAAATCACTATGTAAACGGAGATTTTTTCTGAATAAAATCAGATACTTAGACGTAAGTTGTTGAATTTACATGGACGGAAGCCTCTATAAGTATCTGAGACCACACCCAAAACCAGGCGTAGGAGCAACGGAGATACACCAGGATTTTACGGAACTTTTTTTGAATACTATGGTACTAGCACGTGATTTCAGGGGTTTACCAGCTCGTCCTGAAGCAAATCCGGGAGCGCACGATTTTTAAGTAATAACAATACTTTAGAGTATGTAAATTTTTACACACTCAGATTTCATAACAATATCAACAACTTACTAGACACCCTTTTAGCACCTCCGAGTGTGTCAAAAACAACACACTTTTTATGTAGTAAATTCAGTACGTTACTCCCATTTTGCGCAGGTTGGATCCATATGTGTTGAGACCTTCACCTAGAATTCCGTCCAGTCCTGGCGCAAATCCGTTGCTCTCCGTAGATATTTGAGGTCCAGTCTGTACCTGTTCTGCGGCCCCACTGTGTAATTGGAATTACATAGTTTACAATCACCTACTTACGAAATTGTAATTACAAAAATGTAAGTAACCCGAATTACAAAAATGTAAGTAATTCAAATCACGAAATTGTAAGTAATTCAAATCACGAAATTGTAATTCCAATTACGAGTTTACTTCGCAGACCTGTTATGTTATTCTGTTTTTGAATCGGTTACGAGAGTTTATCAACTACTTAGAGGCAAGAGGTTGAATTTGTTATGAAAAAGAAAGATGTCAGTATTAATGATGTTTATGTCGTAAAGGTTAGCGGTAAGATTCAACCTGTAAGGATTTTGAATGAAAACCCTTATAAAGGTTGGGATGGACTTAACCTTACGACTAATAGGAAAGTCCGAATTAAAACGGCAGCTCGTTTGAGGTTTAGAGTCCCTCGTTAAACTGAGATTGGTAAATACTATAGATTATAAGCATCTGAAAACTCTAGAAATTTTTTTCGTTTACATCATGTTCGTTTTATTTTATTATGGAGACAAATCAAACAAGGGGGTTCACATGGCATATCAAAAGTCGTTGGATAAAGAAATCGCTTCCTGGGCTAAGGAACCAGAAGATTCCGAGTCCAACCTTTATGTTTCCGTCATGCAGTATAATGATGGTGAGCGAAAGGTACAGATCGGTCCTCGTTCCAGCACATTGAAAAGCGGTAAGGTTCGATATAACAAGGCTGGTCGCCTTAACGCTGATGAAATCGCCTGGTTGGTAACAATTCTAGATCAGGTTGAGGATGTTGTTAACACGGAGGATAGCATTCCTGAGTCTCTTCCTGACTCAGAGTAATAGAGTGGGGACTTCGGTCCCCCTCCCTATTTGACCTATTCAATATTTTGGATGGGTCAAATAGGGAGACGCACGGAAGCTCGTAGCTTCTGGGTTATTTAAAACGCCTGCCGGCAGCGGAAGTACAATAACCAGTCTTAATCCATAAACCTCAAATCGGGCCCGATATTAAAAACAATAAAAAACAAATAAGGGAAATAAGATGAACAAAGCTGAATTGAAAAGGGCTGTTAGGGAGTTAAAGGATGGTATCAGATATCATAATGATGTTGATCAAATGTATGATATGATGTCTCCCCTAGAAGGTTTAGCTTTGAGTGGTTTTGGTAAAAGGAAGGAAGTATCTCACGAATCTGTGGTAACTTTTCTTGGTTACCAGTGTAGAATGATGAACGGTCAGGTGGATGAAGAGGAATTATCAGAGCTTTGTGGTTTACTTCGTAAGAAAGTTGTGGTAGTATAATAATATAACATGTTTGAATTAAAGGTGTAAAAAATGATGATAGAACCGTATATTATAAATTGGCATGATAATGAAGAGAGGAAGAAAAGGGAAGAGAACATGAAAGAAGAGCATTTTACTGTTTATGATGTTATAGATAGAGGTTATAACTGTGATAATATCATGTGTTTGTATTGTGGCTCCACAGAGGTTACTTATAATCAAGGTATCGGAGACGCCCATTGTGCTAATTGTGGTGCCTGGCAGTTGGAGGATGACTCTGTATAATGCCTTATTTACATTGTAATAAATGTTACCATGAGTGGGAATCATTAAACAAAAATGATAAATGTAATTGGTGTGGTGGAGAATCTCATATCCTTGAAGAGAAAACACCCTTGGAAGGAACATTAAAAATGTCTCATTATTGGAACTATAGAGTGGTTAGACATAAAGCTGGTATACGTGCTTTGTCTTCAGGTAAAGAAATTGAATATGATGATTATTATGCTATTCATGAGGTACACTATAATCCTGATGGTTCTATTTATGCTATGACAAGGGAACCAGTTGATGTTGTATCTGATGGACTGAAAGAAATTAAAAGTGTACTTAACATGATGAGGAAAGCGTGTGACAAAGATACATTAGACTATGATATGGAATATGCAGACTACCAAGATGAAGAATTGTAAAGATTGTAAATACCTTAAAATAAGGATGTTTATTTGGAAGGTTGTGAAGAATGTCTATAGCTTTATATTCAAGTAATGTGGTAACTCTTTTGTTTTATATAGTTATTTTAACAGTGATATTAATAAACAAGGATGGATAAAATGAGTAAAGTATCAAAAATTTCAGGTATTCGTACTATTGGTGATCAAAGTCAAGATTTTTTACGTCAATGGTATAAGGAGAAAACTAAAGATAGAAAAACTATAAGAAAAAAGAAGGTTAAGAGGAAAAAGAGGTATGTTGTTGATACCAAAGCATAATTTTCTCGTTTACATTCCACTCTGAAAATGATAATCTGGTTCCCAGATATCAAACAGAATACTAAAATGAGGAACGAAATGGGTATATCAAAGAAAGTATATGAAACAATTATAGATGTAATGGGGAAGGAAGATTACAATACATATAAGAATATTTCAATGAACCTTGCTAAGTATTATCCCCATATTTTCATGGAAATGCTTGATAATGATATTTCATGTTTAGTAAGGAAAGGTGAAAAAATAAAAGCTATAAAGAAAGTCAGGGAAGAAAGAGGTCTGTCATTGAAAGAAGCAAAAAAGATAGTTGATAGTATTGAAGAATGTACGAAAGGATAACCTATGTTTGTACCATGGCAAATCGAAATAGCAGAACAAGTAGCAAATCTTCCTATTGAATTAAGGATAATGTTGTATATTATAGTTCTTGGTCTTGTTGGTCTTGTAATATGGTTCACGGTGTAGGAGGATATAATGTTAAGAGCTTCACTTGATCTTATCCCTTTTGGTTTGGAGGGTCAAAAAAGAAATCTCCATACCTTGGAAATTATTAATATAGGTGAAAAAGGCAGGTCTTATAAAAGAGACGGTACTATGTTGTCCTCATATAAGGCGAGGACAGTTGATACAGAAGGAAACATTATAAAAGATTATGGTGTGGTTGTTAGGAACTTTGATAGGACTAATAACGCTTCGGTTCTTATGATAGAAGTACTAAAGATTTTGCAGATGGAAGGGGCTTTCGATGGGTAAACTGATAAAAATAACAGAATATCTTTCGGAAAAGGTTCGTAATACTCCTATAAAAGATAATCCACAGAGAAAAATGGAATATTACGAAAAAATGACTAAACGTATGATGTGGTATAAAGAAAGGAATACACAGAATGATTAATTTGGCTTGGATAGTACTTTTGATTATAGCTACCTCTTGTTCATATAAAAAAGGTAGAGAAGATTTCGCTGTAAAGATATTAGAGATACAGAAAGCTAATGGTATTGATATTGGAGAGGAGCAGGAAGATGTATAATACTTATGAAAAAAATATGAATAGTGTGAAAAAGAAAATACAGATAAAGATGATGGATGGTTCTTATGTAGTAGGAAATATTCATTTACCTAATGGGAACCAAAGACTCTCTGATTATGTTAAAACTGAAAAGACTGGTTTCATTGCTTTGTCTGATGCAAGAACAAAGGAGTTTGATGGTAAAAGAGAACTCTTGATAAACAAGAATAACATTTCTATGATGACTTTGGAGGAATAAATGAAAGTACTAAAGTCTATGTATGAACCAGTACATCCAGCTGAGATAAAAATGCAGCAGAATTTGAAAATGTTGAGAGCTCATAAGAATAGGGGTTGTTCTACTGATTTAGGAATTGGTAAGTGTAAAGATGTCAACGCAAACGGTACGGTTTATGTTGACTTGGGTACTTTAGGAATAAAGGAATTCAATTTACGTGATGTAAGGTGGATATGAAAACAGAACAGGAAATTTTATCTGAACTCCTTATTAAGGAAAATCGCTCTATTGGTAATGATCTTGAATGGGCCAACACCCAATTAGAATGTATAATTGGTGGACAGTTAAAAGAAGCTCTAAAGAAAGGTAATATGATTTCTGATATGGAAGAACTTCTTAGTGAGGAGAAAACGGAGGATGCTTCTCCTGATGAAGCAAGAGCATGGAGAAGTGCAGTACAAGAATGTATTGCCATTGTTGAATATTACACAAAGTATATTAAGGTGAGAAAATGAATGATATAATCAATTACCAGTCTACTCTTGAAAGACAAACGATGTTTATTAATTGGCTTGATGTTGTAACATGTTCACAGTTTTTTTCGATTATGTATTTTGCAGTATGTACAATTATTTTCCTATCAGTAACGATAGCATCGAAGGAGCCTATTGTATGATACAGGTTTTGAACTATATTCAGCACAAGACTAACCCGTTGCATTTTATGTGTTTTGTTTATAGGAAGGGTTTATCTAAAAAGAAAAGTGCAACCTTAACTTTCTTTTACAGTAGGTTCTTTTGGAAAGCATTTAATTTTTTTGTAGAAAGATTAATATTTTTGATGATAAAGGATAATTTGTGTGAAGTAAAAGCACGGAAAGAAGTAAATAAACTATGAAGTAGGAGAAGAAAGAAAAAAGAAAAATCTTTATGGTAAGTGTTTACATTGAATGTTCATTGTTTTATAATTATAGTTAGTCGAATGAGGATTAAAACCTTAAAAACAAAAAACCAAAAAAAGAAGGAGGAAGTAAAATGAACAAAACCGATCTTATTAATTATGTGGCTGAAGAAGGTGGTGTAACAAAGAAAGATGCTCGTATCGTTATCGGTACGGTTCTCGATGGTGTTTCCAAGGGATTGAAAGAGGATGGCAAGGTCACGTTGGTTGATTTTGGTACCTTTTCAGTTGTAGAGCGAAAGGCCCGAAAGGCCCGAAACCCGCAGACCGGTGAGGAAATTGATGTTCCTGCCAAGCGCGTTCCAAAGTTCAAGGCTTCAAAAGCTTTGAAAACTTCAGTTGAGGGCTAACAGCCCTACCACCATGGTTTACATGGTAGATGCTAAGCAGAAAGAGGTGTGGTTTAACCGCACCTCTTTCTTTGTTTACAACTATGCTTTTTTTATGTATAATAGATAAAGTGATAATTTGAATTAAGATGAGGACGGAAAATGTTTGAAAATGAATGTAATATAAAAGATGAAATTGAAAAAGCATTAGTGAAGTACTTAGAATCTGAATACACCGAAATGGAGTTAGAAAAATTTAAAATTGCTTATCCTGATACCATAAAACATAATGTGTATGAAGTACTTATGCAATTAGAATCGGAAGTACAGGATTTGCAATTTGTGTTGAGCTCAAGGATTGACTTTTTCTTGAGTAATGAAGAAGATTTTGTTAATGGAGAGTAATAAAAATGAGTAAAGAAATATGGACCTTTAAGTATGAACCACAAAAATTTGATGATATAATTTTGAATGATAAGATAAAATCTAAATTGAAAAAGGCTCTGGAAGAAGTACCAAATTTGATGTTAGTAGGTCCGCCTGGTGTAGGTAAGGGAACATTCACTAATATTTTCATCAAGGAAACTGGCTTCGATCATATGTGGATAAATGCATCAGATGAAACAGGTATTGATGCTATAAGAGATAAGGTGAAAAGTTTTTCCACTGCTCTTGGTATAACTCCTCTAAAGATTGTTGTTTTGAACGAGGCAGATGCTCTTAGTAGAGGAGCATCTGGTGCACAAAAGATGTTGAAACAGTTAATAGAAGATGTTCAGAGGATTACTAGATTTATTTTTCTAACCAATGATGAATCTTTGATGATGAATGAGCTAATGTCAAGGTGTCAAGTAATTAGAGTGGACAATCCACCAGGTAAAGAGGTTTACAAGTTTGTTGCTGATATTTTGAAGAAGGAAAATGTTAAATTTGATCAAAAGATGTTGGTGAATATTGTTAAAAAATGTCACCCTGATATAAGAAGTACAATATTGACAGTTCAACAAAATGTTTTGAAAGGTAAATTGGTAAGTGATGAAGGTGTTTATGAATCAATGTGGGATGGTATATTAAAGTCTATGAAGGAAGGAGACCTTGATAATATCAGAGTAACACTAAAAAGTAATACAATTAATTATGCAGCATTATATAAACATTTATTTGAAAATATAGACGGTTTCAAATCACCGGGGGATGCTATCATAATGATAGGTGAGTATATGTATAGAGATACTACAGTTGCTATAAAAGAGATAAATTTTATGGCTATGGTGGTTAATATGATGAAGCAGGGGATAATTTAATGCCTAAGAAAGATGATGGCCCTAATTTATTCACTTTTTTAAATGCTATATTTTACAAAAACAAGAATGTGGTATATGATAAGAAAAAGGCAAATGCATATATGTTATCACTTTGGTTATCCCATGATAAAGAACTTATAAACATAGTAAACAGGTTGAACCCTCTACAATTCAAGTTATCGGATGATCTAATTTACCAATATTACATGAACAAGATTCCAAGAAAAAAGAGATTTATTAAATGGGTGAAAAAGGAGGGAGATGACAAAAAGAGAAAGAAAACCATAGATAAAATGAAGGAAGTATATGGTATATCTACTAGAGAAGCAAAGATGTACCTGACATTTTTAGATATTTAGGAGGAAGAATTTGTATGAATACTAATGTGGAAAAGTTTAAGGATTTACTGAAGAAAGCAACTATAAATTTTAGCATTGATAATGTTCAGCTAAATATATCTCCTGATACGATAGAATCAAGAATGATATCCACTAACCGTGATGCTATAGTTTTACTAAATATGGATAACGATATTTTTGGTTATCTCAGGAAAGAACATGTATTTAATTTTTCTGAAATAGGAAAAAATGTTATACCGTTTTTAAAGTTGGTTGATGATGATGTTGCGGATGTTAAAATACAAAGAGGAAAAATTGAAATTATAAACGGTGCCCAAAAATCAAATATTCATTTCTGTTCCGATCAGATTGTTAGTGTTTTCACAGGAGGTTCACCACATGATGGTATTGAATATTTTGTTGAGTTTGATATTGATGATACTTTCATAAATATTTTTAAGAAAATAAAAGCAATAGGCTCTCGATTTGGGAAAATATATTTCTTTATTGAGGAAAACAAGTTATACATTGAAACCACAGATGGAGAGAATAGTTTTAGCAACAGCCTGAGGTATCATCTTCTTGATATTGAAAATGATGATCTAAGACTCTGTTTTGATTATAAAAATCTCGTAAATACAATCATGGTGTTGACTGATCCTACAGATTTTAAAGTAAGACTAACTTACATGAAAGATCAGGATTTAGGTATGTGTTACATTGGAAACGATGAAAAATCAGAGCAATATTTTCTTATGTCAGAAGCAGAATAATGTTTACATTCAGGTTTTTCTGTTGTATAATAAGAAAAAGGTTGAGAGACAAATGCAATTTTTAAATAGGAAAAGGAGGTAAAGTAAAATGTTTGATGATAATTATTGGGATCAAATGGTAAATGAAGACGAGGAAACTGATGAGGCTTTTGATACTGCAGGTACCTATGCATCTGTAAACGGTGCCCGTGTTAACATTACACCAGGTTCCTCATTCAAGGATACTGTAGTAGGTCTTTCTAAGGACGCAGGACTTGGAAAGTTTAGAGTCCATTTTAATGGTAGTGAAATCAAGCCTTCTGAGGCACCAGAACTCATCAATGAAGGTGACAGACTTGATATTCGTCCTTATGATGTTGCCGGTTAATAGAAACACCAATAGAAACCAGATTAAAGGGAGCCATTTTGGTTCCCTTTAGTTATATTTTGAGAGGTCTAAAATGTCAAGGTATAATATGGAAGAAAGAGCTAAAAAAGATATTGAGGAAATGTGGTCAATGCTTGATGGTATAAAATCTGATGATATTGAGCTTGATGGACTAACTGTTAGAGCCGGTAACAAGGTTCTAAAACTTGAGGTAGTTAGTGAAGAACCTCTTGACATTGAAGAAGAGATAAGAAAGGAATATAGAGATAAACTCATTGAAAAGTTAAATATTATTAAGAAACATATTAACGATAAAATTAATAGTATGTCAGATTTTGTTTCACGTATTAGGTTTGAATATGAAAGGAAAGAAGAAGAATTGACTAGAAAACTTCATGAAGCTAAACTAATGCCAGATGTTAGTGTTGAGGATGCTAAAAAAGGTCTTTCCGTTGTCAAAGGTACAGGACAAGATGAATATATTTGGCTAGTACAAGGCATTTATTGGCCTAAAACTCTTGACCAAGAATATATTGATCCTAAATATCAAAAGAAAATGATTACACCTATTGTTGTTCTTATAGAAACCAAAGGTAAAAAAGTACAGAGAGTTTCCACAAGACAACCAATAGGTTTAGGTTATTTCCAACATTACCACCAGTCTAATCCAGATTGTTGGGGTAGATGGAAATATCCTAGAAATTGGGAAACACCTATAGATATAATCAATATAGCACAGGAAGCACAAATTGTTTTGGAAAACATCAATTCTGGTTCTCTAGCTGAGAGACGTCCTAGAGGTCTACCGAGATATAACACTGTGTGTAGACACCTTACAGGTGAGAAAAAAGCACCTGATAATAAAGTGAATCTCCGTAGAGAGGAAAAAAGAGTTGGTGTAGAAGAAAACTCAAATATTGACGAAAGTGATTTTTGGACCTCATAAGAAAGGAAGATAAAGGATGAGTACACTTTATGATAGACAGGATAGAATAGAAGGGTTAAAAAGAGATTTCTCTGTAACCGTGATTGGTTGTGGTGGAATTGGTTTCTGGGTGGCTAAATTTTTAGCACTTTCTGGTGTTGAAAAAATCTATCTATTCGATCCTGATGTTATTGAAGAGCATAATTTGGCTAGAATAGATTTACCTCATAATTCTATTGGCTGGAATAAGTCTGAGATAACAAAGAAAATCCTTGATCAGTTAAGACCAGAATGTTATGTAATTTCCATGCCTTATAAGTTTCAGGATCATACTTTTGCTGATACTGATTGGATTATTGACTGTACTGATTCTCACTCTGTACAATTAGAAAATCAAAGCATAGCAGATAAGAGAGGATGTAAGTATGTGAAAGCAGGATATGATGGTGAATCTATTACAGTAAGTGGTAGAGTAGCAGAGTGGGGAGAAGCAGAAGATGGTTACAGGGTTGTTCCATCTTGGGTGGTACCTGCTAGCATTGTAGCCTCTCTGGTTGTTGCAAAGGTGATGAAATATGAAAGTAAAGAATTGTCTACGCAGATTACTAGGTTATTTAACTACTAGTAAGGAAATAGTTGAGGGTAAGGAAGAAATGGCAAGTAATAAAAAGAAGAGAAAAGAGAGGAAAAAGAGTCAAATGAAGAAAAAGCAAGCTCCTCAAAAAGTACATAATATAACTACAAATGATAATTACTGGGAAAGTGAATTGGATGTAGTTGAAGAATGTAGCAAGTGTCCTGAATCTATACAGGTTTTTATCAAACCACTGGTGAAGGCTAAGATTGACGCTTTGATGGAGAAATATACTTCACAAGAATGGTTAGCATATTTGGTTGGTGAAAACAATGTTGTGGAGGATATTGTTATACCCAAACAAGAAGCATCAGCGACTACTGTTAAGAATATTGAGTTTTCTAATGAACAGGGTTTACCTATTATAGGTGTTATTCATTCCCATCATAATATGGGCCATGACTTTTCTGGAACTGATAATAATTATATTAACCAGAATCATGATATTTCTCTTTGTGTATCTCATTCTGGTGTTGGTGGTCAAGTTCGATGGAAAACTCCATGTGGAGCTTTGAAAATTGTAGAGGCTAATATTCGTTTGATGATGGACACAGTATTGGATAAGCCTGGTTTCTTAAAAGAGGCAGAAGAGTTTATTAAAAAACCACAGCCTCCTGTTATTAGTAACATCGTAACTAATGGTGTTCATGGTTCGCCGGGTGCTTTTGCTGAGAGGTGTGGTGTTGGTGAAGACAATAAAAAAGTTGTTGTTATAACTATAGGACAACCAGAACCTGGTAAAGTTAGGGAAGTTGTAGAATATGATAGATTTAATAACAGGTCTTTCAGTTGGGAGACTGTAAGGGAAGTAAGATATGAGGATTCTGTTGAGACGGATGAAGATATATGGGGTGAATCTAATGAGGATTTTGAATCTTGGCTTAATGATGAGAGTGATGAGGATGAAAATCTTTCAGATAACCTCTGGGAAAAAGATGTTCTCACAGATGATGAAAAGAAGAAATTAGAAAATGAACTTATAGAAGCAGGTATTAGTCAAGAACATTAAGGAGTTTTTATGTCTAAGAAGAGAGAAAGATCAAAGATTTATGAAGGTTGTGCTGTAGGTGATTTATGTGAAGGTATATGTAGAGAATCTAGGAATTACTTAGAGTGCTCATGTTATTATAAATTTGTATGGAAGAAGTTGAAAAATAGCAATAGTAAGATAAGAAAATATCATTCACGGGTTGAAGTAAAGTAAGGAGGTTCATAATGGGTTTAAATTCTGAGGAGTTAAAAAAGTTTTTGGATTCTGATTTTCCCTTGTTAGAGAAGTTCAGAGATAAGGCTCCAGGTTCATATAGGCATAGCCAGAATGTTGCCAATATTTGTGAGTCAATAGCATCTGAATTAGACTTGGATAACACTCTAATAAAGGTTGCTGCTCTTTACCATGATGTTGGTAAAATAAATGCTCCTCAGTATTTCTCTGAGAACCAAGAGGATGATTTAAATCCGCATGATAATCTTGAACCTGCTATAAGTTATCAAATAATATCTAGACATGTTTCTGATAGTATTATGTTTCTACTTCCATATAAAGATATCCCTAGGGAAGTTCTAAACATAATTTCACAGCACCACGGTGATACTATTATAAAAGCATTTTATAATAAATCTAAAAATAAAGTAGATGGTAATTTCCGATACAAAAGTAAGTCTCCTCAATCAACTGAGGCTGCTGTTTTAATGATAGCTGATTCTGTAGAAGCAACGTCACGTTCCATGTACCATAGCGGTAAAATGAATACAAATGATGATAGAAAGAAAATTGTTAATTCTACCGTTGAAAGATTGGTGGATGATGATCAACTTGATAATATGAAAATTGGAATATTAAAAAAGGTTAAAAAGGTTTTGATAAAGGAACTAGAATCTATATACCATAAAAGGGTTTCCTATGATGGGGATGGTAAAGACTCTTCTGATGATAAAACAGTAGCAGAAGCAAAGAAAGAGAAGGAGAAAGATGACTAGCATAATAGAGAAACTAAAATATTATGATAACCTATATTATAATGAGGGTACTTCTCCTATAAGTGATGATGAATACGACTCTCTAAAAAACTTAGCTCAAATATTACATCCAAATAACCCATATTTTGAAACGGTTGGTTCAGAAGTCACAAGTGATAAAGTAAAACTACCGTATGTGTTGGGTAGTCTTAATAAATTAAAAATTGATACAGTTGATACATGGCTTAATAGGGATGAGGACATATTTGTAACTGATAAACTTGATGGTGTTAGTTTTGTGGTTACATATGAAAACGGTGATGTGGTTTTTGCCGCTACTAGAGGAAATGGAAATGAGGGTAAAGATATAACGGAAAAGGTCAAAATATTTTGTCCTCGTATAGAGAGAAAAGATACAATAGTACTAAGAGGTGAAGCACTTCTAACAGGTACAGACCATGAAAAAGTAGGTTACAAAACTAGAAGAAATGGTGCTGCTGGAATATTAAATAGGGATGATAACGAGAATGCAAAATTTATTTATCCCATATTTTACGAATTGGTATATTCCGATGATATGCCTAATACAGAAGTTGAAAGATATATGATGATATCTAGTATAGGACTTAAAGTTTCTCAGGGAACTTTACTTAAATATACTGAAGAAAATAAAAAAGAAAAATTGCTATCACTAATAAAAAATTCAACATGGTATGGGTATGATACTGATGGTTTGGTATTAACTATTAATAATAGTAAAAGAGAGAATGTATTATATCCGAAGAATAAAGTAGCTTTCAAAGTAAATGAAGATGCTGTAAGAGTGAAAGTTACAGGTATAGAGTGGAACACTAGCAGAACAGGAAGAGTTGTTCCTGTTATTTTACTAGAACCTACTGTTATACAAGGTGTAACAGTTAGTAGAACCACAGGTTTTAATTATGATTTTGTTTCTGAAAATTATATCAGTGAAAATACAGAGCTTGATATAGTTAGGTCAGGAGATGTTATTCCTTACATCGTTAATGTTTATAGTGATTCTCCTACACATTTAGTTCCAGAGAACTATGAGTGTCCTTCTTGTGGTAATAAGTTGAAAGTTAAAGGTGTTGATCTAATTTGTGATAATTTTTTCTGTGTTAGTCAATCTTATTACAGAGTTGAATATTTCCTTAGGACCTTAGGAGCAGAAAACATAACTACTAAAACTCTAATGAGATTAGGAATTAATGATATAGAGAAAGCTTATGAATTAGATGAATTTGATATAGCAGATATTGAGGGTTTTGGATTTAAAAAAGCTGAGATAATAGTTAATGAAATAAGTAGAACGTTAAAGACTACTCCAGAGAAGTTCCTGGCAGCATGTGGTTTGCCTAATGTAGGAATAGAAACCTGGAGGTCTGTGCTGAAAGCAGGTTTTACTCTATCTGATATAATAAATGATTCTATGACGGCATATACATATGAAAGAGAATGCGAAGGTATAGGAACAAAGACAGCTAAAGTAATAGAGAATGCCTATAAAGTAATCAAGCCTATATATGATGTAGTTAAAAAACATGGTATGGTTATCGAGGAGAAGAGAGGAGATTTAAGAGGTAAGCAATTCACTTTAACTGGTAAAGGCCCGATGAAAAGAGATAATCTTATAAAACTTATTGAAGGTGAGGGTGGAATTGTAAAAGGAATAAGTAAAAATACAGATTATTTAGTCACGTCTACCATTAATTCAACTTCTAGTAAAATGAAGAAAGCAGATAAATATGGAGTGAAGGTTATTACTTATGATGAATTAATGGAGGAGTTAGGTGTCAAGATTTAAACACTACATATTAAATGAGGCATCGTACAAAAAGGATTTACAAAAAGCTCTAAAAAATACTAATCTAATAGTTGGTGCTGAATGGGAGTTTGTTCCAAAAGGTTTTGAAGAGTTTGCTAAGAGGTCTGATGATATTTGGGATGAATATTACGATGCTGAAGAAGGCACTGAGCCTGCCATAGACGAAGTTCCTAAAAATCCAGATGAAAGATTTGATTATATAGTAGATAATTATTTAGAAATAGATAAATTACCTTTCTATCCACACTTTAAAGTAACAAGAGAATCAGGTGACACACCAACAGGTGATACTTGGGTTATAAAACCTGATGATGCGTTAGATTATGGTATAGAAATAGCCTCACCGCCTATGGAAGTGGACAAATTTATGGATTTGGCAGAATCAATGATGAATTTCGTTAACAACTATGGTGAAACCACTAACGAAACAGGTTTTCATGTTTCAATGAGCATAGAAGGTATATCTGATCTAGAAGAGGATATCGACCCTGTAAAACTAGCCTTATTTTTTGATGAAGAATATGCTTATGAAAATTTTGAATGTAGAAAAGATAACCAATGGTGTGAATCCGTACATGAAAAAATAAAAAAAGGAAAGATAACTAACAAGATTATTAGAAACCTCTTCAAAGTAGGTAAGATGGAATCTAACTTTCCGTATGATAAATTTCTCGGTATAAATTTTGATAATTTAGAAAGTAATAATAAGTATATAGAATTTAGATATATGGGAGGTAAAAATTATCATAAGAAATGGAGTGTGGTAAAAAATACTATAGCTAAATTTGCATATGGTTTAAGTATTGCCGTTGATAAGGATTTCAAGAAGAAAGAATATATAAATAAGTTATCAAGGATACTGAATAAAGTTCAGCTGTTTACATTAGAAGTAAGACATGGTAAACTAGATAGAAGAATGAAAAAAGGTGAAATTCCAAGGAGTAAGGAAAATATAAGAAAGTTAAAAAGACTATATAATAGGATGAAAGATTTAAAGAAGAATTATAGTTTGACAGGATATGAAAGAAAAATATTTGCAACTAAATTGAAGTTAAGGAAAGACGATAAAGAGTTTTAAGGAGAAGTAAAAATGGCTCAATGTGCTAAATGTAAGGAGTTCTTTCCACCTGAATTTACAGAACAAGCAGAAGGTAGTGATAAATTATGCTTGTTTTGTAAAAGAGGATCAGATAATATATACTATGGAGCTGGAAAGACTGCAACTAGGAAAGAAGTAGCTGATGATTATAAGAAGTTATTGAAAAAATTGAGGGAAAAGAGGAGTGTTAAAGCTATTTTTGATAAATCAAAAGAAAGGGAATAAGAAGTATGAGCGCTCAAACAGTTTTGTTAAATGCAGATTACACTTTCTTGAATGTTGTTAATTGGAAAAGAGCTATTAAACTTGAAGTAAAAGGTAAAGTTGAGGTTCTAGAGTATACATCAATGATAGTGAGGAATGCTGAAAGGACTGTTGAGAAATTCATACCAAAGGTGATGAAACTTGTAGAATTTGTTAAAACAATCTACAAACATAAAGTTCCTTTTAGTAGGAAGAATGTTTTAGTTCGTGATGGTTTTAAATGTATGTTCTGTGGAACTAAAAGTGAGAAGTTGACTATTGATCACCTTGTACCTAAGTCAAAAGGAGGAAAATCTACTTTTGGAAATTGTGTTGCTGCATGTAAAAAATGTAATAGCACAAAAGGTAACAAGAGATTAGAAGATACAGGAATGCATCTAATAAAGAAACCACATTCTCCTACAGTAATGGAATTTTTACAGTTGAGATTGAAAAAATTTAATGTGGAGGATATTATTAAAGGTACAATGGGTATTTGTAACTTTAAAGATTAAAAATGTCTAAGAAAAAGGTAAAAAATAGAAGTTCAAAATTATTAAAGAAAATAAAAGGTCCTGCTGGTATATCAGTTCACTCATTCCTGGGTGATGTACAGGGATGTGGTACTATTCGTGTTATATATCCCTACCTGCTTTTAAACCACTTCAGGTACAAGAAAATACATTTCGCATCATCATATAGCTCTTATTTTATAAGGGATGTGGACTTCTATAAGAGATTCCTATATGTACAGTTCCAAAGAGCTGCTACTAAAGATCACTTAAATTTATTCAAGGTATTTCATAACAAGATAAGGACTCAAACTAATACTCCTTTGATATATGAGATTGATGATTTGTTAATTGGTATACCTGAATGGAATTATGCACATGATTATTATAAGCAATGTGAACCCTACATAAAAGAAATGCTTTCTATGGTTGATGGAATTATTACTTCAACAGAGAGATTAAGTGAAGTGTATTCAGAATTCAATAAGAATATAACAGTTATACCAAATCACCTACCGAAATTCATATGGGGTGATATTTATCCCAAACATTATAATGAACCGAGAGAGAAGAAACCTAGAATATTATGGGCAGGTTCACAAAATCATTTTTCCCAACCGCACTTGTATGAAAAAGGAGTGAAGGGTGGTGATTTTGGTTCAAAGATGCTTGATTTCATAAGAAAAACCACGGATAAGTACCAGTGGATTTTCAGTGGTGGTTTTCCTATAGAGTTAGAAGGGGTAAAAAATAAAATAGAAACCCATAAATGGGTAGACGTTTTCAACTACCCCAGACACCTAAAAGATTTAGATGCTGATATATGTGTTGCTCCTCTTATGCCGTGCTTGTTTAATGATTGTAAATCAAATATAAAGATGTTAGAGTTTGTTGCTACTGGTTGTCCTGGTGTATATTCTGCATCTGAACCATATAGTAAAGCAACTATGGTAGCAGAAACAGAAGAATATATGATTGATTGTATTGAAAGGTTAGCATCTGATATTGATTTGAGGAAGAAAGTTTGGGAGAAAGATTATGAAACAGTCAAGACCCAATTATTCTGGGAAGAACATCAGAATGTAAAGAAATACGTAAATTCATATCTTTCGTTGTTAGGAAGAAGATTACCTTAGGGAGGAAATAATGAAATCTAAAATATATTTAGAAGAAAAAGTATCCAATCAGAAGAGGAAAGCAACAGCTAATCCATATTATTTTCCTTGTAGAGTAAAACATAGTAAGTATTTTACCACTACATGTTTGTTCACTTGGAATCAAATACAAGAAGGATTGGAAAGAGCTCAGAAGAATCCAGAAGATATACCTAAGAAAACTTTCAAAGAAAAGTTGTTTGAAATATTAGACAAAATGTTTTAGGAGAAAGAAATGAGTAAAAAGAAACATAAGACTAAAGTTGTTAACAAAAAAGAATCTACTTTTGATGTTTATATCGGTAGAGGTTCATCTTTTGGTAATCCATTTAAAGTTGGTAAAGATGGTACAAGAAAAGAGGTAATAGAAAAATACAGAGAATGGTTTTATAAGAAGTTAAGAAATGAACGATTCAGTAGAGAAGTAAATAAATTAAGAGGTAAGAGATTAGGTTGTTTCTGTAAACCTGAACCTTGCCATGGTGATGTTATTGTTGAGTATTTAGAAAAGAAAAGAAATACAGACAATACTAAAAAATTCTTTGAGGAGAGATAATATACATGGATAAAATTGTATCTATGTGGGATGTGTATATTGCTTTTAGAAAAGCTCAAGCTAGTTTTAATAATAGGGGATATAGATTACCGAAAGATTTTGATACTTTTATAGAACATCCTAAACGTAAAAAGATGAAGGAGTGTTTGGAAACAGCGTCTAAATTCTTTTGTACAAAATGGTCCACTATTGATATTGATAGGTACATGAAATATGGATTTGAATTGTTTGGTAAAAATTTTACATATATAAAGTTCTTTAATAGAAAGGTTCTAGATTTATACATTGAGAAAGATAAAAACCTCAAGAGAGCATATAAAGTTAGTAAGAAAGACTTTTTAAGATCAGCTAAATTTGTTAAAGGTTATTTTCTTAAAAACGGTTATAGCAAGGAAGTGCCTATATTGGTTCAATATTGTAGAATGAAAGAAGAGGGTTTGAGAAAACCTGTATTTCATTACTTGAAAGGTTATATTGATAATTACTTTATGGTATGGCTTATAAATAAAGGTTATTTGAAGTTATCAGACCAGGAAAGAGCTTTAATGCCTTACGTTACAAGTAATTTTTACAATTATGTTAATGATATTGATAATATAAAGAACTTTATTACTAAAGTAGAAGGAGTTTTAAAATGGTAAAGAGAGTAGATGGAGATAAGTTATGGTCGGAATCCCCTTCAGGTGAAATGATATATGGTAAAGAAATAGAGAAGAGTGTTAAAGAAAAATATAGCAAGGAAAATTTGAATGAATCTTCCAGTAAAGACAAACATAGAAACAATAAGAGAAAAAATAAGAAGAGTAAATAAGCTGATATCTAATGTGCAGAAAGATATATCTAAGTATAAAAATGATATAGATGAATGTATGAAAAACTTGGAGGTTGAAATACCTATATGGAGCAAGTTCAAAAAATTAGAATTTGATGTAGACGTTCTGAGAATAGAAGCAGGAACCCAATTTAGTGATAATGATGAAGAAGAAATTAATCTGGAAGATGAAATACCAGAAAATTTACAGGAAGAGTGCAAGAACTTATATAGGAAGATATCTAAAGAATGTCATCCTGATATGACGGATGAGGGATATAAAATAGATATGTTCAAAGATGCATCTGAAGCATGTAAAAGTGGTGATTACAAAACATTATTAGATATATATAGTAGGTTGAATTCTGGTAGTAATGAAGATGGAGAAGAATTAAAAGTAAAATTACAAACATTGGAAGAGGATTTGGAAGGTAAAAAGAGAGATTTAGAAAATCTAAGAAAATCAAATAGTTATATAATAACAAATCTATATAATTCAGATGATATATTAAGTGTTTCACAAGCACAAAAAATATTCACAGATATTTTCTTTAGTAAGATAAAACAGTTGTCGAAAGAGAAAAAGGAGTTGGAAAAATATGTTCGATGATATTTTTAATGGTTTACCCACAGAGGGAAATGTAGATATAGAAAAATTAGTGTATTCTATCAGGAGAAATACTAAAAGGGTACTTATAGACCCTGAGTTACCTGATTCTTTAGAACAGAGAAAAGCTCTTAGAAAGTATATAATGAATAATTCCAGATTGGATAATATATATTCTATAAATGAATCTAGTTTTTTTGCTGTCGAAGATAAAAAGTTAGCAAGTATAACGATAGATAATATACAGGCTTCCAAGAGATGGGATATAACATGTATGGAAGCATCTGAAAAACCAGGTGAACTACCGTTTGGTCCCGGTTCCACTGTTTTTATATTTTCATGGTACGTAAAAAACCATGAATGGGTTATAAAATTTTTTGATTCAAGTAGTATATTATATCCACATAACAAGTATATTACTATAGTATAAAGGAGAATTAAAATGCAACATGAAGAGGAATATGACCTTATAGAAGACCTGCATAAAATTGATAAAGAATTATTGAAGAATAAAGGTTTTGCTGAAGATTTATACAAGGCTTTATGCAATATTAAATGGTGTAAGAATGGTGAAGTCAGAGCTTTGAGCTGGAGAATGGCAGGTGGTGTCGTTTCTGGTTTAAGAAATGAGGGAGAAGATTATCTAGACTTTTACTGTTCTGGTGGTGAAGGAACAATTACTGAAGAGGTTGGTAGTGTATTATCTTCTTTAGGTTGGAAGCCAGAATGGTATTAGGATTAATATAACTGGAGGCTATAAAAATGAATCACATAAATCCTTATGAAATAGCCAAAGAACAGGTAGATATTGTTAGGCCGTATTTAGGGAATATAACTTCAGATATTTTTGATGTATTGAAAACAACAAAGCTAGAATATATTGTAAATTTTCCTGTTAAAATGGACGATGGTTCTATAAAAGTTTTTCGAGGTTATAGAGTACGTCATAATGATTCTAGAGGGCCGGCTAAAGGTGGTATACGCTTTGACCCATCAGTAAATTTAGATGAGGTTAAAGCATTAGCAATGTGGATGACATGGAAAGCAGCAGTTGTTAATATTCCTTTTGGTGGAGCAAAGGGAGGTATACAGTGTGGTCCAAATGATATGTCGCAAAGAGAAATTGAAAAGTTGACCAGGCGATATACAAATGAAATTTCACCCATTATAGGACCAGAAAAAGATATTCCTGCACCAGATATGCACACAAATCCACAAACCATGTGTTGGCTTATGGATACATATTCAATGCTTAAAGGTTATTCTGTTCCAGGCGTTGTTACAGGAAAACCTATTGAAATGGGTGGTTCACTTGGTAGATTAGCTGCAACAGGTAGAGGTGTATTTTTAGTAGGTTCATATGCTGCTGAACATATAGGACTTGATTTAAAGGATGCAAAAGTGGTAATTCAAGGTTGTGGTAATGTGGGTTCTGTTTCTGCTAAACAGTTTTCATCTGCCGGTGCTAAGGTTATAGCAATAAGTAGTTCTAGAGGTGGTTTGTATAATAAAGACGGTCTTGACGTGGAAAAGGTTTTGAATTGTAGAGATAATTATGGATGTTTACTTGAGGATAAAGTTGATGCTGATGAAATATCAAATAAAGAACTATTAGAACTTGAATGTGATATTTTAATACCAGCAGCATTGGAAAACCAAATAACTAAGGATAATGCTGAAAATATAAAATGTAAACTTTTACTAGAAGGAGCAAATGGACCCACTACTCCTGATGCGGATAATATTTTATTTGATAAAAATATTATGGTAGCACCAGATATATTAGCTAATGCTGGAGGTGTTACAGTGTCTTATTTTGAATGGGTACAAAACTTACAGGAGTTATTGTGGTCAGAAAAAGAAGTAGATGTTAGACTAGAGAATATAATGAAACAATCATTTGAACAAGTTCTAAAAATACGAAATGAGAATAATACTAATATGAGAACTGCTGCATATATTCTTGGTGTTGGTAGAGTAGCTAATGCTATGCAACTTAGAGGTATTTGGCCATAGAATTAAGAGGAGGATTGATGTTATGGAATATTGGTATAATGACATTGTTGAGAGATGGAAAGCTATTAGTCGTTTGGTTGAGAAGTATGGAACACATGAAGAGGAATGTGCTTGGAAACTATGTAAGGAAGATTTTACAAAGTTAAAAATTGATATAGAAAAATTTATAAAAAGATAATTTTTGCGCCGTAATTTTCCAGCTTACGCTATAAATACGGACAGAATGAGAGAGGGTCAGAGATAATTTGTAATATCGAGACCCCGTTAAATTGTCCGATAAAGCTAAACTCGTTGTGAGGCGGGGGCAGAAAGCTACGGTTCTCTACTTTTAAGAGAAGGCCGGGTTGCCGAAGGCAGCCCGGTTTTTTAATGCTTGGGTGCCTTACGGTACTGAACATTTTTATACTAAGCCGGGTTGTCATTAAGACAATTCCGGCTTTTTTATTTTAGAAAAAAGGAGGTGAATAAGGGGTAAGGTTTTAGTTAGGTAATAAAAGTTAGAAAATAGTGGAGGAAAATGTACAATGAAAAAGTTTTTTAGTTTAATTGCAGTTGTTGTTTCAATTTTTATGATTAGTGGTTCAGCATTAGCAGTTGGAGCGTATGCTAATTCAGGTACGGATTATACTGTTGGTTCTAATTATAGTGCAAATGGTTGGTTTTACTCTAATGGAGAAGCTAATGCAAAGGCTTATCGTCCGGTTGAAGGTTCTTTTGTTACTAGGAATGTTGCAGGTGCTTTTTCTTTACAAAAAGTAGAATCAAACGCTTGGGCAAGAAGAGGCCTTTATGGTAATGCATATACAAATGCATATGGTGAAAGTTTTCAATACTCAGAAGCATATGTAAACCCAAATCCGGGCACTTTTGCTGGCGGTGGTCAAAGTAGTGTAGCAGGATACTATGCAGAAGACCATGATGGATGGTTTAATCCTTATGCTAATACAGAAGGTAATGCAACAACGATGGGAGGTACCTTAGTTGGTGCAACCCGTTTTGATACAAATAATAGCTCCGTTTCAATGGCAGGAGCATTAACAGGAAGTTTGGGACATTCTTACGCTGGTTGTAATGAATATGATACATGGACAGCAGGTGAAGGTTATGTGGAACATGGTACTTATGCTAACAAGCATGGAGCAGAAGCATGGACCGGCGGTAATGCATCCTATGGTTATGAAACTAATGGTTATCATCATTCTATGGGGGCAGGTCTAGCAGGTACTGTAGGTATGTCTAATGTGGAGTATACTAGACATGGTGTAACGGCTAAGGCTAGAAGTATGTCATTTTCTACAAATGGTAATACAAGTGTAAACGGTGGTACACATATTACAAGTATGTATGCACCTAGGTAATAAAAATTATAATTGAGGGAGGAAAAATAAATGAAAAAATTGTTGGTTTTTTTAGCAGTAGTAAGTATGTTATTTGCGGTAACTCCTGTTGTTAATGCAGGAGGGGTAAATGCAATGGCTGGTGCAGGAGCAAGTGTTGAACAAAACTTTGAGGCTTCAGAAATTCCTCAATCTTTTGCAAATGGTGTTGAAACGACCTATCCAGGTCTTCCGGGACACCTTGGACCAGACCAACCAGACGGTTCAGTAATTCCTCTAAACCTTGTAGTAAATCTCAAACCTACTTGGATGAGAACAGTACTTGAAGCTAATACCGAAGGTAGTGATATAAAATTTAGAACACGATCCTTTGTACGTTATTCAAGAGAAGATGAGAAACCTAACGATACTATTGATATTATATTAGGTCTTCCAAAAGATAAAGAAGTAAAACTTGTTGGTGTTATTACAGCAGAGGCGGATGATGTTTATACAACTAACTTGGAACTTATGTCAGAAGTAGCTCTTCAAGGTCTCAAGATGAACGCTGATGCAATATGTATAGTAGTAGATGGTGCTTCCAAAGTTACCAAAACCAAGGGATGGGGAATCGGTCTTAATCATTCTACAGCCACAGTAAACGGTAATGGTGATATCGGAACAGTAACAACAGGTGGTACAGGATATTCAAGTGGTCAGGCTGGATACAGGCAGATTCCTTGGATTCAAGTATTTGCCGTTAGATATTAATGTCACACAGTGTGGGGACATTCGGGTCCCTACTAAAAGGGTGAGAAAATCACCCACCTTCCCTCATTCACCGAAAGGGAGGAGAACATTGTTCTCCTCCCGACCCTTTCTAAAGAGGATATTGTTATGAATAAAGAAATTGTTATATACAATATGAATAAAAAATTAGAAGAAAAACGGGAAGAGGAAGTAGTGAATTTAAGACTTCTAGAAGTTGTAAGTTCTAAAAACTATGAGAAGGGGTTATATGTAGATATTCACGTATAACCCTTTCTTCATATTTTTTGTTTACATTATTTCCGTATTGTGGTAAAATATAGAATATGAATTGGGAATAATTTAAGAAGAAGAGGTGTTAATATGTCTAAATGGATTAATAAGAATTTATTTAATGATTTTAGGAAAGAGAAGACAGAAGAGAAGGAGCAACAAGAGGCAAACAGTACTAGAAGGAGTGATGTTATATGGCCTACACCAGAAAGAGGAACATCAGACAGGCCAAATGTTTACGAAGGCAGATTTCTACCTGATAAAAAGGGTAACTTCTATAGGAAGTACTATTATCATATGTTTCAAGTTGGTGATAGGTGGATTTTTATTCTTTGTCCAAAAACGCATAATTTTAACAATTTTTGTGCATGGTGTTCTGTAACTTCTAAATTATATATGGGTTCTGAGGCTGAAAAAAACCAAGCTAGAGAATACAAGAGGAAAGAAAAGTATGTTGGTAACTTTTTCATCATAGATGATTTTAGAGATAAGGATAGAGAACAAAAAATGGTCAGGACAGTAAGGTTGTATGAATTCCCTGCTAAAGTTGAATCTAAGTTGAAAGAAGAAATAACCGATACAAAGAATGGTTTAGGTCATTCTATTTTCGATCCAGGTGAAGAAGGCTATAACTTCATTTTAAAAGTTTTGTCCACTAAAGCAAAAGATGGTAGAACCTGGCCAGATTATTCAAATAGTATATTTTCAAGAAAGCCTTGTTCTATTGCAGATACAGACAAAGAGATAAAGGAAATACTTGATTCTACACATGATTTAGATGAATATATTAAAGGTTTAAGAAATGGTGTTAATACTGTTGAAATACTCAAATCTAAAATGTTATGGGATATGATAGAGGAGGAGTATGAAAGAAATTTCGGTAAAGTTGGTACTGATAAAGATAAGAAAGATGATAAGGAAAAAACGGAAGACGATGTTCCGGATGATTTTCCAGATGATGAAAAAGAAGAAACAAAAGAAACAAATAATGATAATACTGAAGATTCTAAAGAAGATGATGATGACAGTGTTGATGACGACAGTGGTGATGACAGTGATGATGAAGAGTTGTTGGCGGAATTAGAAAATTTATAAAAACTCTTGACAAATTATCATAAGGTATTACCTTTCATATAGAGAAAAAAGATAGAGAGGAGGTAATAATTATGAAAAGTTTAATTCCTAAAAAAATGGGTTCTCTATTTGAAAATGACTTTACTGATACTTTTGATACTTTTGATACTTTTGATACTTTTGATAAGACAATGGATGAATTATGGAGAAGTTTTGAAGGTGCTATGGTAGATACTGTGTATAAAAATGATGAAGGTAATATTGTTTACATGGTAGAAGCTCCTGGTTTTAATGAATCCAATATCAACGTAGAAGTATCAGATGGTATATTGACCATAAAGGGTGAAAGGGAAATAAAAGAAAACGAAAGTTTTGTAGGTTCTAAGAGAGTTTTTAGACAATATACTCTAGGTGATACAGGGGATGTTGATGCTAATATAAAAGATGGTATTTTAACCGTTGTGGCTAAACCCAAAAAGAGAAATGTTAGGAAAATAGAGATTAATAAATAAATTTGTTCTTGTTACTAAAAATAAACCTCTATCCTTATAAATACGGATAGAGGTTTTTTTTATTATATAAGAGGAGAAATTAAAGTGAAATTTCAAGATTACATAAATGAGTTATTTTCCGAAGTAGGTAAATTTCAAAGTGATAAGGAAATACTTAGAGCTGCAATAATGGCAGAACTTGATGCTATAAATTTCTATGAGCAACTATCAACAAGAGCAGCAGATAGTAGAATTAAAAGAGTGTTATTAGATATTGCCCAGGAAGAAAAGGTTCATTTTGGTGAATTTGAAGAATTGTTGGAAATGATTGACCCAGAACATGAACCTGCTGAAAGTGAGGCTGAGGAAGAATTAGAAGATATGGGAATAATACCAACGGAGAGTGAATAAAATGAAGTTTAAAGATTTTCTTGAAAATAAGATAAATGAAGCAGGCTTCAAGGGTCTTCCAAAGGGTTGGACTGAAGAATCTCTTAAAAAATGGATGAGTACTTTTAAAAAGAACCATGGTAAGGGTCCAAAGGACGATGGTTTTTTTGATGTATGTGTTGATGCTATGTCAGATGACCTTGGCGGAGAAGAAAATGCTAAGAAGTTTTGTGCAGCGGTAAAGGACGAAGCTTGGGATTCAACATATTGGAGAGGTAAGGGGAAGACAAAGAAGGAAGTAAAGAAAGATGTTAAGAAACATAAAAATGTATGATGCTTTACTTGGATAAAATAATAGTGTATAATAGGAGTAGAAAAATGTTTTGTAAAAGAATTTGTATTGATTTTGATGGTGTTATACATAAATATAGCAAGGGTTTCCATGATGGAACATTATATGATGAACCTATGGAAGGTGCTAAAGAATACTTATGTGAATTGAAAGAAGATGGATATGAAATTTGGATCTTTACTGCCAGATTAGCAGATTTGGAATTTGTAAAAAAGAATCAAAATAATCCTAAGGAGAAAATAAAAGAGTATTTAGATAAATATGATGTACCTTATGATTATATAACAGGTAGTAAAGTGCCTGCTATGGCTTATATAGATGACCGTGGTATAGAATTTAAAGGTGATTGGAATTACGTTAGAGACAGATTGAAAGAGTGTGAACAAATGGTTGATTCAGAAAGAGTGTTCAGTATTAAGGAGGATGTTTAGTATGCCTAGACAAGATGGAACAGGACCAGATGGAAAAGGAGCAAAGACAGGTAGAGGTTTAGGTCCCTGTAAACCAGGTAGTAAAACCTCTAAAAGTAAAAGTAAAACTAAAAGACCTATGGATGGAAGAGGAAAGGGAAGAGGTAGAAAAGGTATACTTGGTCAAGATAGGAAAAGTAGAAATGGCTAAGGGTGGAAATTTTGAAAGGGATATAGCCAAGTATCTTACAAAGTGGTTGACAGGTAAAGTCAAACCATATGCATACTGGAGGACTCCAGGTAGTGGTTCTTTAGCAACATTATCAGAAGAAAATAAAGATATATCAGGAGATATATATCCTCTAAAAATGGAAGCATGTTTTTTTACTGATAGATTTAATATAGAATGTAAGAAAGGTTATCCTAAGACAAATTTTCACCAACATCTGAAGGATAACAAAAATTTTGAAATAAGAGATTTTTGGGAACAGTGCGTAGTGGATGCCAATAGGGCAAATAAGCATCCTATGCTAATTTTTGCTAAGAAAACATTTAAACCTATTGTTGGTATAGAAGATGATAAAATTGATAAATTTGGATTGACTAATGATAGGTATGTAAGATTATATTTTAAAAAGTTACCACCAGTTAATTTCTTTGATAGAGATTTATTTTTTAAGAAAGTAAAACCTGATATGGTTAGAGGAATAGAATGTCAAAAGTAATAGTAGATACAAATGAATTTGCTGATTTAATTATTGTATTTTTATATGATAAACTATTGAATCCTACTGAAGTAGTAACAGAAAACGAAAAATTTGACCTTTTGACTAGTAAGCTTTATGGTAAAGGTCTTAGATCAATGTTTATGAAATATTATTTGGATTTACCAGCTGATATGAGAATCAGGTATAAGAGGCTAAAAAAAGTTTTTACTGGTGAAGCAAAAAACGCATTAATAAGAATAAATAAAGCAAAAGAGGTTGAAAAGGAAGAAGAGGAAGAAGGTAAAGTTTTAAAGGGTATAAAAAAGGCTATAACAAAAGCTGCTAAAACATTAGCAGCAGGTAACGAATTGGATGATGAAGAATTAGACTTAATAGTAGAGAAAATGTTTAAGGAGGTGGATTTTTAATATGGGTGAATTTACAAATGGAGATAATCCAGGAATTGATGCTATTAAAGACATGCAACCTAATATGAATGGTGATGGTGTTGATACCGGCTTTGAAGACGTAAAAGCTGATGGTGAGAGAAATGGAATACCAGTATTTAAAGTATCTAAGAACGAATTTTATCAGAATATGACTCACGGTAGAAAGAGAATAAGATTTTCTAGTGGTACTAATGTTCAGAAATACATGAAGAGAACTAGATATGGTAGCCCATTCTTCATTGAGCATGGTGGATATCTAAGAAAAGTAAAGTAAAATAAAATAAAGAAAGGATTTTGTTATGAATAAAAATGTGATCCTAGTTGATTTTAACAACCTAGCTGTTAGACATTACCTAAGTAGTGCGGTTGCAGGATATACACCCGCACCAGACCTACCCCTATGGAGGTATACAACCTTCGATTCTATATTCAAATCAATACTAAAAATTGGAAATGTAAAAGAAGTAGTATTAGCCGTTGATGATAATATTTCATGGCGAAAATCATACTTTTCCAGATATAAGGAGTCTAGAAAGAAGAATAGAGATAAAACAGATATAAATTGGCCTTTATTATACTCTGAAATGCATAAGCTATCCACTGATATTAAAGAGAACCTACCTTTTAAAGTAATCAGGATAAAGAATGCTGAAGCAGATGATGTAATAGGAGTTATTGCCTTAGAAGGTGGAAATTATTATGTTGTTATTTCTAATGATGAAGACTATTTACAATTATACTCTAAGTATGTTAGAATATGGAATCCTAAAGATAAAAAATTTAAAGTTTGTAACGATACAGAGAGGTTTATAGTTGAAAAGTGCTTGATGGGTCAATCAAAAGATGATATTTTTAATGTAAAAACACCATCCGATTGGCCTGAAGGAAAAAGAAAGCCTGGTTTTGGACCTAAAATGACGGAAAAGGTTATGGAAAAAGGCTATGAAAACTGGTTAAGAGAAAATGGTTTAGAGTATAACTTTAATAGAAATAGAGTCCTAATGGATTTTAAAAAGATACCTAAGACGATAAGTAGTAGGATAAAGAAAGAGTATTATGAATATGAATATCCTAATCCAGATGAAATATACAAGTTTTTCTCTAGAAATAAGTTTAGAAGTTATTTAGATGAATTTACAAAGATAGAAAATATATTATTACAACTCTATTAAGGAGGTAAGAGTATGAAGATTTACAAAATTTTCATGGCAGTAGTACTAGGTTTGATGATAGCGTATGGTTTATCTCATGCCGGAATGGTTATGGAATCTAGCGTTTATGATGAACATACAAGACCTTTAGTTGAATGGAATCATGAATCACATGCTAATGATTACGATATTGATTGTAAAGTTTGTCACCATACGATGAAAGAAGGTGATGAATGTATTGAAAGTTGTGCTTATTGTCATAATAAACCTAGAAAACCAAGAGGTATAAGAGTGAGTAGAGAAGAAAGGGTGAAAAGGTTTCATTATGATGCAATTCATGATAGTTGTATGGGTTGTCACAAGTCTCTAAAAAGAGAAGCTAAAAGTAGTGGACCTACTTCATGTAGAGACTGTCATATAAAAAAAATAGTGGGAGGATAAAAATATGTTTAAGGGTGTATTCGTGGAAGGAACCACGCTAGATGACGTATGGTTTAAATTGTTAAGTGAGATTAATAAGCATGGTCGTGAGACCGAGATAAGTACAGGTAGTTATGAGAAGGAAACTACAAGATTAGAATTTGATTTTGTTTCAGGTACTATATATTATCCAACAACAAGACCGTTATCTCCAATAATGCCAGCAGGTTTTTCTCCTGTAGCAACAGATCAAGATATAGAAAATTATTTTGTTAGTTATATAATGAATGGAGAAGATTTAGAGGAGAATGAAGATTATAGATATGCTACATGGATTAGAGGTGGTAAATATGAAATTCCTAAATTTACTGATGGTAATGGACATATCTATAGAATGTTTGAGATAAAAGTTCCTGATCAACTAGAGTGGTGTATAAAACATTATAGAGAGAAAGGTTTATATAATAACCATTGTACTATACAAGTTGGTTATCCTGAGTCTAATTCTGCATACGATGTTCCTTATAAAAATGATAATGAAAGATTAACATCTCCATGTTTAAGAATGATTGATACAAAAGTGGTAAACGTTGATGGTAAAGATTATCTTCTATTTACCGCTTATTTTAGGTCATGGGACTTATATGGTGCCTGGCCTACAAACATGGGTGGAATATTAATGTTGCAAGAATTTATGGCAAGTGAACTAGATGTAGAGGTGGGAACATTATCATTTTGTTCTAAAGGACTTCATATATATGGTTTCTATAAAGACTTACTCAAAGCTAGATTAAATGGTAGAGAAGATTAAAAACGGAGGAAGTGATTAATGTCAGTACTTGGAGAAAATGCTAGAAGAGTTTTTGAGAATTTGTACTCATTCCAAAATGAAAAAATAGATGGTACATTTGAAAGAGTGGCAAGAGAATTTGCAATAAGTGATAATGATTATAACTTAGCTTTCAAGCTACAGAAAGAAAATATATGGAGACCTAATACTCCTACATATTTAAATGCAGGTAAAGAAAATAAAATATTTTCAGCTTGTTATGTTGTTCCGCTAAAAGACAGTATGAATAGTATATATGATATAGCTGATGTATGTAGAAAAATATTTCAATATGGAGCAGGAGTTGGTATACCTATTGGTAATTTGAGGGAAAGAGAGGCTTACATATACGAGGGTAAACCAGATGTACCTCCAGAAGGAAAATCCAGTGGGCCTATAACTTTTATGAAATTATATGATGCTGTAGGTGAGACCACTAAAAGTGGCGGTAGAGTAAGAAGAGCTGCTATAATGGTTGATATGCCTGTATGGCATCCTGATATAATGGAATTCATATCTTGTAAGGAAATAGATGGTAGATTGGCTAATATGAATATATCAGTCGCCATAACCGATGAGTTTATGGAGTGCTTAGAGAACAATACTCCTTTTACTTTACGGTCTCCTTATGATGGTTCTTCTAGAGGAACTATTGATCCATCAGAAGTTTGGGATAAACTAGTAGAAATGGGTTGGAAAACAGCTGATCCTGGAGTATTCTTTATTGATAATATGAACAAGTTTAACCCTCTAAAGAGGAAAATGCTTGTGGAGACTACAAATCCCTGCGGGGAACAACCCTTAATCCCTTTTGGTTGTTGTAATCTATGCGCTATAAATCTAGGCAAGTTTGCCAACAAAGAACTAGAAGACCAATATGATTGGGAAGGACTTTATAGAACATCATATGATGTTATGGGTCTCATGGATAATGTAATAGATGTTATGGACTTTCCAGATAAAAGATTTAAAGATGTAGCTTTAAAATATAGACCTGTTGGTGTTGGAATAATGGGATTAGCTGATGCGATGTTTATGTTAGATATTAAATATGATTCTAAAGAGGGAAGAGATTTTGCAAGTAAAATTATGGAGACTGTTACTACTGCTTGTATTGATAAGAGTGCTGATTTGGCCAAAGAGAAGGGTAAATTTTATGATTATGATGTATTCAAAGAAGATGTGGAAAGAATTGTAAGCTCTCTTATAACAAATGAAGATGTTATAAACAAAGTTAAAGAGAACGGTCTAAGGAACTCACAACACACTACATGTCAACCTACAGGTACGGTAGCTATTTCTTGTGATGCCTCTTATGGTATTGAACCTTGTTTCGGTTTAACATTTGAGAAACACCTTATAGAAGGTGATACAATGTTGTTTACTAATAACATATTTGAGGATAGATTTAAAGATGAAGAATGGTATAATCAATCTTTAGTTAATAAAATATTCTCTAATTCTGGTTCATTAAAAGGTTTACATGGTATTCCTAAAGAGGTAAGAGATGTTTTTGTAGTTGCACATGATATAAGGACAAAGGATAGGGTTGATATGCAAGCAGCATTACAAAAGCATTGTTCAACCGCTATTTCCAGCACTGTTAATTTACCTTCAAGTACCGGTAAAGAAGAAATATCTGACTTATACAAATACTCATATAAAAAGGGTTTGAAAGGTATTACTATTTATAGAGACGGTTGTAAGCAAAACCAGCCTGTAACATTTAATAAAACTGAAAAACCATTGGATAACTTTAAGAGACCATCTAGGTTGAAGGGTGAGGTTTTTACTCTAGATACAGGTAGTGGTAAAATGTATGTCACAGTAGCATCTACAGCTGGTAAACCAGTTGAAATTTTTCTACAGATAGGTAAAAGCGGACAGATTATGAATACTATGACAGAGGCAATAGGGAGAATTATTTCTATAGCACTACAAAACGGTGTACCTTTAGATAATCTAACAAAAACCCTAATAGACATAAATAGTGATAGGCCTGTATGGTCTAGATTTGAAGAAAATGAAAAAAAGCCTACACAGATATTAAGTATACCTGATGGATTGGCTAAACTTTTAAATAAATACTATGTGAGAGATAGTGAAGAAGGTTTTGAGCCTTTAGGGGAGTTATGTACTAATTGTGGTCAACATGCAGTAAAAAACCTAGAAGGATGTAAGACTTGTTTTAATTGTAATTTTAGCAGGTGTAGTTAAAAGGAGGAATGAAAGATGGGTTTTAGAGATAGAATAATAAACGAGGAAGAAGTAAATAAATCGGTTGATAGCATTTTGGAACAAAAAACAGGAGCAGAAATAGCTAAAGAATTAGGAATTTCTAGACAAGCCGTTTCTCAGGCCCTCAAAAGGTCAATGGAGAAAATGTATAAGAATGTTAGAAAGATGGATCCATCTTGGGGTCCTTTTGAAACTGCTGTTGTTATGTCTCAAATACTTAAAGTTGAAGAACCTGATTTATCGAAATTTATAAAACTTCTTCCTCCAAAAATTAGAAAAGAGGTTGAGGAGGATGCTAAAAAGAGATTACCAAGAAGGTAAAAAGAAGATAAATATACATTTATGTTTAAATTGTGTAAATTGTAAAGAAAGGAAAAACAAAGTTTATTGTAGTAAAGATTATTTTAAAGATATAGATAAAAGTAAGGTTACTACTTATATACCACAAGACTTTGATTGTTATGAATTTGAGGAAATATAATGATACCTATAGATTTTGTGTCAGAATTTGTAATGGAGCACTTTTCAAAAGTAAAGATATCTGAAGCCGGAAACCATTTTTTAGCTAGATGTGCTTTATGCGGAGATTCAAAGAAAAGTAAAAGCAAGAGAAGGTTTAATTTGAATTATAATGGAGGTAACCCCATCTACCATTGTTTTAACTGTGGTAGATCGGGTTCTTTTTTGCTTTTGTATTCAGAAATAACAGGTATCAGTATAGAGGATGCTAAGAGAAAACTATATAAATACAATCCTGATATTATGAAAAAACAACTTTCTGCAAAAAAGAAAATTATGAAAGAAGAGGAAGATAGAAAATTTTATCATAATGATATTCTGAAAGACTGTATAGGAATAAAACATGAACCAAAAACAAGACAGGAAAAGTTATATAAACAACATTTACTAAATTTTATTAGAGATAGAAAAGTACCATCTAATTTTGATGTATTTGTTGCTACGAAAGGTAAATATGAATGTAGATATATAATACCTATATATGAAAATGATAATATTGTTTATTTTCAAGCACGAAGAATATTACCTAAAATGGAACCTAAATACAAGAATCCAAAATTAAAAAAGAGAAACATTGTAATGAATTGTGATAAATTTGATGAAGAAAAATATATAATAATAACAGAGGGTATTCTAGATGCTTTAATGATTGAAAATCAAGGAACACCATGTTTAGGTAAAGAAATATCAGAAGAGTTTATTAAAAGAGTTTTAAAATATACAAAGAAAGGAATAATAATAGCACTTGATAATGATGAAGCAGGTTTTGATGCTCTAAATAAATTTATGAATAAAAATAAGTATGCAAAGAAGTTGAAATATTTTAGATTTCCTTATAAATATAGGATGGAGGAAGATTTGAATAAGTTAGCAATAAAACACGAAATAAATAATATGTATGATTTTATAGTTAATAACAGTTATTCTTATCTGAAAATGAAGTGGAGGAAGTTATAACATGCGCCTGACTAGAATGGGAAGCGATTACATAGGGATAAATGAAGATAATATTAATGATAAAGAGCTACTTTTGATACCTAGAGTTCATTTGATAAAGTTAAATTTTTCTAGTCCTACAAGTGAAAAAGTAAAAGAAGTTATTAGTAACTTCCCAAAAACTAATAGATTTGTTGTGGAAGATAATATAAAGATTTATAACTCGGTATTAAAGAGAACCTCAAAAAAATATTATGTACAAAATAGAGAAGGTATAGGTCTTATATCTTTCTTTAGGAAAAATAATAAAGTTCTGTTGGATATCACAAGGTTGAATGTTTTTGAAAAACAATTTATTTTATCAAGCTGTTTAGAAGATGTTTTGAGAAATATTGAAGTGGTAAAGATGAAGCAAGAAGATTACATTGATTATGAGGATATATTAAAGTTGTGGAAAGGTAATGTGATAATAGATAATCCAGAATATTTAATATAGGAGAAGTAAGTATGAGATTTACAAGTTATCTAAATGAATCCAAAAAAATAGAAGGCTTTAATGTCATTGAAAGGAGATTTTCTGATAATGATGACTATCTAACTATTGGATTGGGTAATATTCATGCCTTTCTACCAGAAGTAGATGATAAAACTAATCCCGCATCTATAGAGAAAAATAAGCTAAAAATAGAACGAGCGGCAAAAGTTTTTAAAGATTTAGGTGTTAATATGGCTATATTTCCTGAATTTTGTTTAGCAGGTTATTTTTGGGATGAATCTCCTTCTAAAGGGCTTGATAATGAAGAACAACAGGGTGACCCTGAATGTTGGGAATACATGGAAAATGCTGTTATTGAAAACCATGGTGAATGGATAGATGGAACCTTGAAACCAATGTTAGATAATAAATTCCAGTTCATCATGTTTAACAATATTAGAAGAGGACCTGAAAGAAAATATTTAAATTCTACATATGTAATAAACAAGGGTATGGATCATAGAAATCCAGAATTTACATATGATAAAATCCTTCTACCTGGTATTGAAAAAACATATACTATATCAGGACAAACAGATAGATTGGTTATAGATACTGATTGGGGTAGATTTGGTTTTACTTCTTGTTATGATTTCTGTTTTTCACAATTATTACAGGAATATTCACAGGTTGATGAGGTGGATGCAGTAATACAAATAGCATCATGGAGAGGAACCGGTGAAAGAGATTATGACTTGATGAATGTTTATACGGATACATATTATGGTGATCTGTGGGATATGTTCATGCAATCACGATCCTCAACTAATCAGATATGGGTAGTTGCTTGTAACGCTGTTGGTGTTCATAATATAAGTAAAGCAAAATTCTGGGGTGGTTCTGGTTTATGGGCTCCTTCAGGTCTTAAATTGTACCAAGCATCTAATGATTATGATGAGTTAGTAGTAATTAGGAATGTTGATATACAAGGACTTAGAGGTGAGGAAAAGGACGACTTTGATTATTCATTGGATTTTAATAAAATATATAATAGGATAGAGGGTAAGAGAGCTTTTACAAGATTATAATATGAATATTTTAGCTTTTGGACCATATATAGGAGATATTGAAAGTGAAATATTAACTTTCAGACCTTTTGTGAGGTGGCATACTGAAGTTATTGACCACGATGTTGTTTATATAAATTCTCATCATAATAGGTCATTTCTATATGATTGGATAGATAAAGACTACTTTATACCTGTTTATGAAAATTTATCCAGAAACGAATTTGATCAAGAAGGTTATATACACAAAACAATAAAACATAACGATTTTTCCTTATTCATAAGAAATCTGAGAAATGAGATATCTAACAGATGTGATTGTAATATGAAAGACGTTGATTTATATAATTTGAGTTATTCTAAGTCTTCACCTCCATATTCTATATATAGAAAGATATTTGAAAAATTACCATATTTTAATGATGTTGAGGTTGATGAAACAGTAGTTTTTATACCCGATAGTAGAGAAAAAGAATTAGTACTTGAAGAGATAAAGTACCATCTTGAGGGTAAAAATGTAGATTTCAAAACTATTGGTGATATGAAAACCCATCTAGAAGATGATAATGAAATATTGAAAAATATTGATTATTTCGATATATGTTATAAGCACATTATACAATATATAAACAAAGCAAAATTGGTTATATGTCCTATAAGTCATTGGACAGCAATAAGTAATTTACAGAATGTGCCTGTGTTCTCATGGGGACAGCCTGTAGGCCCTTATAAACAGAACGGTATTTATAATTTCAACAATAAAAATATTATTACATGTGTGTCTAATGAAAAAGAGACTAATATAAAAGATGTTATAAAATTACTAAATTACAGCATGGAGAAATTTTTATGAAATTCAAAGATTATGTAAAGGAAGCAAAGACAACTAGACCTAAATTTGATAAGGGTACAGAAGTAAAAGTTAAACTAGCAGGTATTAATGTTAGGTATGAATTTCAATCAAAGAAGCTTGTTTATTTCTGGACTGTTGTAGGTTCTGATTTCATGGGTTATTATAGACTAGATACTAGGACTATAGGTTCTACAGATGAGAAATATGATAAAGCCTTGAAAGAGGGAGCTAGAGATGTACATGTAAGGTTTAAAGGTAATTATAAGACACCAAAACTTATTAGAATTGAAAAACATGAAAAACCTTAGAGCCGCAATCCCCGAAGGGTCTTCGGGGTTAGGCTCTAAATTAAAGTTAACAGGCTACTTGAGATCACACTACCAATATGGTTTTGCCTCAGAAATAAGACCTGTAACACTTTGCAAACAGGAGATT